TTGGATATTCTTGTACAATGCGATAAGTGACCCATTTAGATCGTATGCAAATACTTTACCGTTGACGAAACCCCTCGAAAGTACAGATAGCAGAACACTCCCACCACCCACAAAGACTTCATGATAGTTTGTAATATTTGAAGGAAATAAACCTAAGACGTCTTCAATAATTTGAGTTTTACCACCAACCCATTTAATAAATGGTTTCATATTCTAATTTCAAATTAAAGTTTTAAACTGTTAACAAATTATGGATGAGATTCGCAGGAACCACAACGACGCCAAGAGGTCTCTGATACAATCTGTGGCTCTGCGGGGTCAGTGTATTTTGGATGTGGGGTGTGGTTTTGGTGGGGATCTTCAAAAGTGGCACAAGTGTGGGGTCAATATAAACATGTGTGACCCAGAGCCATCGGCCCTAGTGGAGGCTAGGTCCCGTGCGAAAAATATGCACCTACGGGTAAACTTCTACGAGGGTGACATACACCAGTGCCCGAATAGAAAGTTCGATGTGGTGTGTTTCAACTTTTCTTTGCACTACATCTACAAGACGAGGGACTTCTTCTTCAGTTCCCTACGGGAAATTAAGAAGCGTATAAAGCCGGGTGGAAAGTTGATAGGGATCATTCCAGACTCGGAGAAGATTATGTTTAGGACACCTTACAGGGATGGGGATGGCAACTACTTTCTAACACGTGGTCTATATGGCAACTATGGTGAGAAGATGTTTGTTCACCTGGTGGACACTCCGTTCTACGCGGATGGACCAAAGCCGGAGCCTATATGCTACAAGGACCGCCTTGTCACGACTTTGGAGGAGATGGGATTTAGACTAGAACTTTGGGAGGGTTTGGAGGGAAACCCAATCTCAGAGTTCTATAGTAAATTTATCTTTGTATATAAGAGATGATAGCGTTTATTCTATTGGTGCTCGTAAACATTTGGATATTTAGGCGAATTCGAGAACCGAGGGAATTCGCGGAGGTCAAGGAGAAGTACCAAATTCTCAGGGAACATTTGATTGAGACGAATCATGAAAAGTTTCACATGCTCAAGCGTCACCTCCCCATAACGGGATTTAATAGAATGTCTGATACTGTGGGGTACAATACAAACAAGGGGGGTGAGATTGTGATATGCTTGGGTGGGACGGCGAATGAGATATTTCACGTCCTCATCCACGAGTTGGCACATTGTACAGTTAGGGAGTATTCCCACTCCCCCCAGTTTTGGAAAAATTACATCGAGTTGAGGGACCTGTGTGAAAAATTAGGCATCTACGAGAGGATTCCTGACAGGACTGACTTTTGTGGACAGCACATTCAGGATAAATAATCTCACCCTACATTAAATGAAAACACCTGTTAGTGTTCTGATATCCGTGGTCATATCTTGGATTGCCATTTTCACCACGCTCCTCGTTCCAAGGTTTACGAGCACATACACCTTTAACCTGATTTGGTTGACGATGGTTATACCAAACGTTCTCCGTCTCATCGTCAATTCGATTCCCAGACTTGCGGTGGATCGTATTTTCTTCTTCTCATCGACGATCATCTCCATGATATTGATGTACCTGATCAACAAAATGTGGGATGCGTCGAGGGAGTCTGTGAAATCTACGAGGGATGACAGGAGAAAGAAACTTATTTTGAGTTTCTTGCTCATGGCGTGTTTCGCGGGAGGTGCATTTATAACCTACTTCGCTGGTATTGACAATTCAATTTACAGTAATATGGGGTGGGAGCGTTAGGGTTTGATAACGTAGTCCTTCGCCAGATAGAACGCCGCCGCTGCGACTAAACCTGTGGACGCGAGTCCAACCATACTTCTACCCCCCTGTTCGTTAAGGAACTTGGGGATAGAGGTCGCGAGTTTGTCTTGGACGGGTTTGCTGATAGCGATGGCGGTGCAGGCCGCCACGAAGAGGGCGGTGAGCTGGTCGTCTGTGAGGTTGAAGGGATTCTTGCTCTCTGGCTTGGCCTCTGGGCTGGGGTAGCTACCCTGTGGTTGGGGTGCGGTCATTTGGGGCATCATACCCTGCATCCGGGGTTCGTCAGTCATCATTGGGGGTTCCATCATGATATCATTAATGGGGGTAGAATCCATCGTCTCTTTATTTCCCTGAATATTATTTTCGGGGTGATTATTCACGAATGAGGTGGTTGGGTTGGAATTAATGGGAACCATCCCATCACCGTTATCCGCGAGATTCAATGTATTCACTTGGGGGGAAGCCATTTAATATACCCCAATTTTTTTGGATGAAAACTATGACGCAAACCTAAGTCTTCTAACAAAAGTGTATACACCAAGTATGTCTCATCTACAAACTGCTCACCTGGGTTCCACCATCGCTGGTGATATATGTATAAAATCCGAAAAAACCTTAAAACCCGCCATCGATGAGATTAAAGACTTTTGTAATTCACTCGTCCCGGTGTATGGTGGTATATTTAGTTGGCAAAAAACAATAGGACGGAGTGAACTCATTCCAACGTTGGATAAAAAATGTGAAAGCGAACCTTTCATAAGCCCCGATGGTGGATTGTTTTTTATCACCCTCGGGGATAAAAAATATTGTTTTCTCATTGTTGAGGATAAGTACCAGGGTACAAATGACGACGGCCGTAAAAGACAGTCGACGGGGAACGCCATTGAACGTGCATTTAAAAATATAAACGCTTCCTGGCATCTGTTTAAAAACCTACCCGTCAGTCCATACATCGTTTTCGCGGCGGGTTGTGATTTCCATAGCTGCGAAACTATCATACATAGAATTGGTCCCATTTCAAACTTTGGGCGTGAACCAATTGTTTGGGAAAAAAATGCTACAAACGTATTTGATGTAGATGAAATGACACGACAAATCAATATTTCCCGTGAAACTGTAGATCCCTGTCACGCGACATTCTGTGTCAAGGCACATAAATGGAATGAATTCCCAAAAGGAACTTCAATGTGGACTACCGATGAGAGAGTGAGTGTGATGAAGCATGTAGTCAGAGATGCACTTAAGGAAATTATTAGATACCATGATAGAGATGAATGAATACATCGAACAGCCGATGATTACATATATAGGTAATAAACGAAAGTTGGTTTCCGAAATACAACAAATTGTAGAAAAACTAAATCCCAAAACATGTGTTGATGCATTTTCTGGTTCTGGTGTTGTTTCGAGAATGTTATTGTCCCAATGTGATAAGATGTATGTGAACGATCTTGAACTTTATTGTGAAGTCTTGTCTCGATGTTTTTTGCAAACACCCTCTGAAGATGATCGTAGAGAAATTGGGGTGCACATAGATAAAATGAATTCATGCCCTGATAGGGATGGTTTCTTTTCCGAACTCTACGCCCCCCGAGACTCATCGGACATACGGGAAGATGAAAGGTGTTTTTATACGCGGGAAAATGCAAATCGTATAGATGGAATGTTGGATTACATCCACACACATGTCCCAGAACACCTAAAGTCCTACTGTCTGGGGGCACTCGTCGTAAAGGCCAGTATCCATACGAATACATCTGGTGTTTTCAAGGGCTTCCATAAGGGTGGGTGGGGTGGTAAGGGTGGTAATGCTTTGGATAGGATTATAAAGAGGATAGAAGTCCAATGCCCTATTTGGAACATGGGTGTCAAAGAAGTTGAGGTACATAGGAAGGATGCCTGTGAATTCATGGAAAACCTCCCACAGGTGGATCTTATATATCTCGACCCACCCTATAATCAGCACCCCTACGGTTCAAACTATTTCATGTTAAACTTGGTGTGTACAAATGAGAGACCTCAAACAATTTCGAAAGTTTCAGGTATTCCATGTGATTGGAACAGAAGTCCATACAATTCTAAACGTATGGTCAAAGAAGCTATGATACATACCCTACGGGTGGCTACCAGAAAGGCTAAGCACACCCTGGTTTCGTACAACAATGAGGGTTTCATCACTCCCTCTGAATGGGATGAGATTCTCGAACCCTATGTGTACGAGAAAATTGAGATTGATTACAGTTGCTACAAGGGGAGTCGTAATTTAAAAAATAGATCAAACAATGTCACCGAGTTTTTATTCGTCATTTCCTCTTCGTGATCGTTAGGGCTGTCTTCTTGGTGGCCTTCTTGGCATCCTCCTCCTTCTGCTCGAGGTGTTTGGGATTGTACATCTTCTTGTGGAGTCTCCACAACTCGGGTCCCCCAACTCTAAAGTTTTTCCGCAGGGAGGCTTTGTACCAGAATACACAATCCTGTATCCTGTTAGATTTCACGGTATTATCTAACACGAGGCATTCATAGTTTTCGGTGCACGCATCCATCACCTTACAGAACATGTCGAAGGAGGGGAAGATACCAAAGAAGGACTTGTACAACTTTTCTCTATTTTGAATGATGTTCTCCCTGAGGATGAAAACATAGTCCACGTTGGCTCTTAGGGCGGGTGGGAGATCCATGACGTACTGCATCGTCAACATGAAGAAGATCTTCCAATGGCGTCCATTCATGAAGCATTGGCGGATGCAGGTATCCTTCAAAAACTTGGAGTCGTACATACAATCATCCAAGAGCATGAAGGCTCCGCAGTTTGTTTTACCTGCGCCCACCAATTTCCTCTGTCTCGCCATCACCCTCTCTATAGCGTCTCGGTCGTAGTCTCCGTAGACGAAGAGATCTGGAATGAACTCAGAGTAAAAGTGATTCCCCTCCTCTGTCCCCGAGAGGACGATCCCCGCTGGAAGATGTTTTTTATGGTACATGATGTCTTTCACCAACGTGGATTTACCAGTATTACGCTTACCTATGAACACACAAACCCTGTCATCTGTGATAGATTCGGGTTTGAATTTCCTCAACTGAAGGTTCATTCTAATGTAGTGTCTCGTTTTATTTCGCAAAATTTTACTCACATACTGTAGGAATGGCTGGTCGTTTAAGACTTGCCGCCACTGGTATTCAGGATCAGTGGTTATCGGGTGAACCACAATTTTCATACTTCCTGATGAATTTCAAGAGACACACTAAGTTTTCCATAGATTATGTAGAAAATCAATTCGACGGGGATATCCAATTTGGTCGGACGGTAGAGTGTATACTTCCAGGGGATAAGGGAGATCTAATTAAGAATGTGACCCTCAAAGTGACACTAGAAGATCCCCAACCCGATGCACTGCCCACCAATTCATCCGTGTGGTGCCCCGGGGTTATATCCCACCTGGTGGAGTATGCTGAACTTCTCATAGGTGGTCAGGTTATCGAGAAGATAACTGGTGAATACATTAGTATGCATCAACAACTCCATAACACTGATGACGATGTAAACCAAACGTTGTACTTTTTAAACGGTCATCTTAGACAGTTACCCTATACACAAACGTATACGTATTTCATGGACATCCCCTTCTATTTCTACAGAAACCCCACCCTCGCGATCCCGATCTGTGCCCTGACAAAACAACGGGTGTCGGTCAGAATTAAGATTAGGCGTTTACAGGAGCTTGTTTTTGGTGGTGAAACGATATTTAATCAATACTTTAACCCTGGAGGTCTGAATGATGGTGATGACGCACTCGGTGATGGTTTGGAAGATAGGTATGAAAGGGATATTTCCGGGGTAATCAGGAAGTTTTCGTTGGACACAGACGTGGTATATTTAAGTGAAGATGAGAGAAACTTTCTCATGACCAAACCTGTAGACTATGTCATAACACAGGTGCAAATGTCTCAATTCAAGATGGGGGTTGGGGAGTTTGAAAAGTCTGTCATGCTACATTTTAAACACCCCGTCAAAGAATTATTATTTGTCTCTCAGTCTGAAGCTGATAGCTCAAATAACGTACCAGTTGACACGAATGAAATTGTCAGTGCAGAACTCCGTTTCAATAATGAGATTGTTTTTAATCAAAGAGGAAAGTTTCTAACATATGAACACTCCCTAAAGTATCATATCAATTCACCATTCGTATTTGAGCATCCAACTTTAAGAAACATCTACTACACATTTGGTGTATATTCGTTTTCACTCAATCCAGAACGTCATTACCCATCAGGGCAGGTTAACATGAGTCGTATATCCCACAAGCTATTTAAAATTAAAATTAATCCATTCTATTCTGATGCTGCGAGTCATACCCGTATATATGCAGTCAATTACAATATACTTAGGATTGAAAGTGGTTTAGCTGGATTAAAATTTTAGGTGAATATACTAGTAATGGCTGGACGTGTTCAACTTTTAGCATCTGGACCCCAAGACAGGTTC